GCGGCGAAATCGAAGGTGAACGGCGCGGAGTAGTAGCTGGGCATGTCACACGTCGCTGCTGCGGCCGGCATTGACGCTGCCGCCCGTACTGGTGATGGTCAGCAGGGTATCGAACGGCACGATGGGAGTGCCTGCACCATTGCGCACGTCCACCCGCACAGTGAAGCCTGTGGAGAAGGTGAAGCCAACCGAGGCACTGGCGCCGGTTGCGACTTGGTCGAGAAAGGGTACGAAAACCTCGTCAGCGGCTACGATGTTCTCGACCAGAGCGGGCGACAGGCCGTTGAAGGTCTTGGTGCTCGTGTTGTAGCTGGTGTAGGTGTAGCGCCTTGACTTGATGCGGATGACGCCTGCCGTGGGTGCGTCGATCTTGATCGACTCGACCACCGTCAGCGCGGTGTCTCCAGTGCTTGCGGCCACTGGCGTGTACTCATCCTTCAGGATGCCGCCGCTACCGTTGTCACGGGCCACCAGTACGCGGTCGCCTGCCACCAAGTTGCCCACCGACAAGGTGGCCGAACTGAGGGTGCCGGTGCTGTCGGTGCGCGTACCGACAAAGGCGCCGCCGTTGGCCAGGGTTATCGTGCCCGTGGTTGTCAGTGTGCCGCCGCTGGTGACGGTGCAGCCGTCAATCACGAGGTTGTAGCCGCCGATGTTGAGCGCCGCCAACGTGCCGCTGAGGTAATCCGCCTCGGCAAGATTTGCTGTCAGGCCGAGGTCGTACCGGAGGTAGTCGTACAGCTGCGCAATGGTGCGATTGGTCGTCACCGTGATTGTGTCGGTGGCGTGGTTGACGTTGATCCCGGTATAGGCCGCGACCGTGGCCTCGTTGCTCACGCTGATGACGGGATCAACAGTCTGGAACACGGCGTTGTTGTAGAGGTAGCCGTAGTGTCGCGCCGCAACAATGAAGGGCGGGATGATGACGCCATCGAGGTAGTAGTTGCCGGTGGTGTTTGCGCTGGTGCCCGTGACGGTCAGCGTCAGGTCGCCCGTGGAGGCCGGCGTCACCGTCAGCGCGAAGTCGTGCCACGCGTCTGCGGTGGCGGGTGCAGTGAAGGTTGCGGGCGTGCTGCCTTGGCCCGACAGGGTGATCGAGGGCGGCGTGGCTGTGCCGTAGGTCGCGTCAAAGCGCAAGCTGCCGCGCACCATGACCGTCTGGCCTGCGGATGCGCCAGCCAACAAATAGGTGCGGCCATGGGCGCGGCCTGCCGCCTGCGGCTGAAACCGAATCGACGAAGTGCTTCGCTTGTCCACCACGTTGTCGCGGGCGATGAATCCGCGAGCGGTCTGGATTTCCTGCACTGTGACATCGGAATTTTTGTTGACGAAAACAAACTCTGCCAACGGATTTGCAGGCACGGTGACGAACACGGAGGTGGATAGCGCCATGCTGCCCACGGTGCAGTCTGTGAGTGTGCATTTCACCAATGCCAGCCCATTCACGCTGTTCGTAACTGCGCCAGTATTGTTCACACCAAGATTGGCGTTGTTCACGGTAATGTCGCCGGTGCCCAAGAGGGTAAATCGGTTGTAGCGGTCGAAGTCGCCACCGTTGACCACCAGCGCGGTGCCGGGTTGCACTACCACCGGCGTCGTCACGTTGCGCGTCACAAAATCAGTGAGCACAATTCCCGAGCCACCATCGGAAAAGTTGCTCATATAGGCTATTGGCACGTTCACGACGCAGCACGACCGAAACCCGGCCCCCGCACTGGCTGACGCGCCGCGCAATCCTAATTGACTTCCAAGCCCCACCCCGCGAGTCGCGACCGCGCACTCCAAGAACTCAAACTCAACAGAACTGTTTGCAACCCCAATGCCGATGCCATTGCCACTGATGGCGGTTTGCACCGAGCCGTCGCGCCGGATGTTGCTTACCACAAGGCGTGAAATAACACCATCGCGGAACACGGCTGTGGAGTTTGCGAAGTAGGGCGCGGTCAATATCGTGAATGCTGACTGGCTACCAAAGCCGCCGTCCGTACCCAGGCCGTGAAAGCTGACGTTCTTGATGTCAACGCTGTTCGCAGGCATCCCCGTGCGGGGCGTGATCGTGAAACCGGACCAGTTGGTTGCGTTGTGGTGTTCGATGTAGACGTTCGACCAGACGTTCACCACAACTGCACCTGCGGCGCGGCTGTTCGTCCATGCTGTTGCGACCGTGACGTCGTTGCCGCTGATTGCGCTGATTTGGCGGTGTTCGACAAGGGTGCTGCTTATGCCGTTGATCTCGGCGCTGAGGATCATCCAATCACCAACCGCCCAGCCGGTCGCGTCAGTCACCGTGAACGTGGTCGTGCTGCCACCAGTAACGGCAGTTGTGGTCACCGTGTGACGCCGCTTGTCCACGCCACGCATACCAATCAGGTTCATGCGGGTTGTGGTGCCCAGGCCGACGATGTATTTGTTGTTGGCCATCGTCCCCGAGTAGTTCACTCGGACGCCTGCCGTCACAGCCGCTGGGATCGTGTCGCCCTCAACCCCCCAGTCCCATTCGCCCGTGGCCGCGTTCGCAACCGTGCCTTTGATGGTGAGTAGGCTGCTCGTCGTGCGGCTGGCGCGCAAGCGACCGTTGATGGTCAGGCCCGGCGTCGCGTCATTGCCAACGATGCGGGTGCCGTCAACGGTGACCGTGTGCGTGGCCGCGATGGTTACGGTGTCATTCTCCCCGGGCACAACACCGCCCACCCAAGTCGTGGTGGCTGACCAAAGGCCGGTTTGTGCGGAGGTGATCGCGGGCATGTCACTTTACAGGCCGCTGGTGGCCTTCTGAACGGTGTGGGTGAAGGACGACACTGACACGCTGGCGCCGGCCGAGATCGCCTTGCTGTTGAGCACGAGGTTGGGCGTGTCGGCGGTTTCGCCTACCGTGCCGTCCATCACGACAGTCGAGCCGTTGGAGCCCAGCGCCCTGAACCAGGACGCGGTGCCGCTGGCGTCGGCGCTGCTGTCGGCCGTGAGCGCGTTGAATGTCAGCACGCCGTTGACCGCCGCAGGCGCCGCCGTGGTGTTGAAGCGCAACTCTGCCAGCAGCGTCTGCGTGCTGACGGCGGTGTCTGCGTTGGCCGGCTGGGTGCCGTCATAGATGCGCAGGTAACCGTTGTTCAGCCGCGTCGCGAGGTCGTCGGCTTGACCGTTGACGGACGCGTTGGTCAGTTGGGTGTTCTTTGGCATTGCTTGGTCCTCTGAGGTGTAGCTTGTTTTTCAGGTCAAGGCTGGCTGCGCAAGGCGCTCATGCGGGCTTTGTGCTCAGCCTCCTCGCGCGCATCTGCGCGGGAGCGGAAATACAGGTTCACGCAGAAACCGGCCAGGCCGAGCACGATGCCGGCCAGCACTGCGGCCTCTGAGCTGACCAGCCAGCCACCGAGCGTGACGCTGGCGCCGCCGTAGGTGGTTTTCGAGGCGGCACTGGCGATGGTGGCGTCCACGGTTTGCTGGGCGACGTGTTGTTTCATGTCCATGGGCGGCCTCAGCGCTCGTAGGTGGTGACGGTGCGGGTAATCTCGTCGTTGGCGTCACGCTCCACGGTCTGCACGCTGCGGGTGGGGTGGCTGTCCACCACGGTGACGGCGGCGGGCTCGACCTGGTTGATGACGGTGACGGCCGGGGCCTCAGCGCGCACGGTGGGCATGACGGCTTCGATGTGCACCTGGGGCTCGGGCGTGGTGATCTCGTTGCGCACTTCCACGGCCTGTGGCTGCAGGGTGATGGGGGCGTGCACGGTGACCTGGCTGGCGGGTTGCTCCACGCGCACGTCAATGCGCTGGGGCTCGCGGGCGGGGGCGTGTGTGGCGTCTGCCTGGCGCTGCACCAGCGCGGCCTCGGCAATGCGCGTGAGGCTGCCGATGGCTTCGCGGGCGGTGCCTTGCGGGGTGGAGGCAGGGTCTGCGCTGGCGGCGGGCTGGCCGGTTTGCAGCTGCAGCAGAAGGTCCAGCGTGCCATCGCTGCGCAGGCGCTCGAAGTCTGTGCGCAGCTCGGCGAAGACGAGCTCGGGCTTGTAGCCGCGGCGGCGCAGCTTTTCGCTGATGGTGGACAGGCCGCCGCTGATTTCGGCCAGGTCAGCCTTGACGTCTTGCTCGGGGTTGACGTAATCCCACTTGGGCGTGGACCAGTCGGCCCGGTAGTCGGCCTGGCGCAGCTTGCCGGCCAGGACGGCGGCGTCAATGAAGGCGCGCCAGATGGGCACGCAAAGACGCGGGATGAGGGTGAGCCACTGCGTCTGCTCAGCGCCGCGGCGGAACTCGAGCAGGGCGACGCGGGCGCTGCTGAAGTTGACCTGGCTGACATCGCCCGTGAGCATTTCGTAGGTGACGCCCATGCCGGCGGCCACCAGGTGCAGGTTGAAGCGCAGGTAGTCCACGTAGCCGGGCGCGGCCTTGGGCTCCACCACGGTGAGGTTCATGCCCGGGGGCACCTGGGTGATGCTGCCGCTGGACAGGGTGCCCAGCTCACCACTGGCTTGCACGGTGGCGGCGTCTGGCGAGGGGTCAAAGGCCAGGTCTTTGGGGTCTGTGCTGGCCAGCACGGCCAGGCGGGTTTCCAGGTTCTTGCGCTGCAGCTCGGCGTCTTCGTAGAGCTGCAGGTCACGCACGCGGGCGATGACGGGCGCCAGGCGGGTGAAGCCCCGGCCCTGCCCCGGCCGCGCAGGGTTGAACAGGTGGATGATGCTGGAGGCGGGCACCGGGTAACTGGCGGAGCGCTGGCGCCGGCCGGTGACGAGTTCACCGGGGTGCTGGTCGAACAGCCAGTAGTTGGTGACTTTGCCCAGGGCGTCGTATTCGATGCCGTTGACGATGGTGCCGCCAGGGGCGCCTTCGCGGGTGCCGGTCTTGCTGCTGTCCAGCCAGTCAATCTCCAGCACCTGGAGCTGCAGGGGCACGGGCAGGCCGTCTTCGGCGCGGCGGGTGCGCAGGCGGATGAGCACTTCGCCGTCTTGCTCCATGGCGCGGTAGGCGGCGGCCTGGATGCCGTAGATGTCGAGCCGGCCATCGGCATCGGCCACGCGGGCCCATTCGGCCCAGAGGGCGTCAATGTCGGAGGCGCGGCTGGACAGGCTGCGCGGCGTGATGCCGGTGCCCACGATGTTGGCCACCAGGCTTTCCAGGCCGCGGGCCACGTAGGGCACGTTCTGCACCAGGCTGCGGGCGCGCACGCGCAGGGTGGTGGCGTCGCCGGTGTGGTCGGTGTTGGCACTGGCGCCGGAACGGCGGGGGCGCCAGCCGTCACGCGGGCTGGCCCCTTCATAGGCGCGCAGGCGCTCACGGTCACGAATGCGCTTGAGGCCCGCGCTGGGCGCCACCGCGGCGATGAGCTTGTCGAGGATGTTGCCTGCCATGGTGGTGCCGGGGCCTTAATCGCCGCGCAGGGTGGCGAACTGCACGCGGTAACTGCCGCGCCGGTTGGAGGCCTGGGGCGAGACGGCGGCCAGCTCGCCCTTGATGAGGGTGCGGGCGCGTTCCAGGTCAGCCATGCTGCGGTAGGTGATGCGCCGGCCATTGACTTCGACCGTGAGCTCGCCGGTGGCGATGGCTGTGTCAACGGCGTTCAGGTCTGATGTGGTGAAGCTCATGGGCGGTGTTGCATAGTGTCCTGCGTGGTGCGCGCCAGGGCGCGGGCTGGATGGCTTCTTGCGGGATGCGCTGACGGTAGCCGGGGCGGTGTCTCATTTCCAGGAAAACTGAGACAAGCGGGTGAGACAAGCGGCTGAGACAAGCGGGTGCCCTGCCCTGACCGTTCAGGCCGGCGGGGCCACGCTGCGGCGGCTGGATTGCTTGAGCACGCGGTACACGGTGGCGCGGCCGATGCTGAGGGCCCGGGCCACCTCGGTGGCGTTGCGGCCGTTGAACATGGAGAGCACCTGGCTGACCAGTTCCTGCCGGGCGCTGGCGGGGCGGCTGGCGATGTAGCACTCTTCGCCCCGGAACTCAGCGCGCACGGCGGCCTTGAGCTGCTGCAGGGCCTGCGGCTCGAGCACGGTGAGGCGTGGGTCTTCGCGCAGGAACTCGAAGATGCGGTCGACCAGGTCAGCTTCCTGCGCTGGCGGGGTTGGGGGCTTGGCTGGCGTGGGCGCGGGCTTGCGGGGTGGGGGGTCTGCAAGGGCGGTGGCGGCGGCCTGGGGGTGGGCCTGTAGGTGGGCCTGGGGGTGGACCTGGGCGTGGGCGGCGGGTTTGGGCATGGGG